AGAAGTACCTGTAATGGCTTCTGAGCCAGAACCCCATGCTTCTCCAATTAATTCTAAATTTGTATTGGTACTCGTTCCCCAAGTACCCGACTCATCGCCTGTGGCGATTTCTTTAAGTCTTAAATCATTTACATAAGTTGCCATTTATTCGATCCTCCAATCTTTCTTGATTATAGCTTTTATATTTTTTGTTTTCCAATATCTATGCCACTTCCTTCCAATTTGGTGTTTGAGAGTCGTCTATCTCTGACCAACCAGGTGTTTGAGAATCATCGATTGCGGTCCATTCAGCATCTTGTCCCGGAACAACATTCCCCCAAACAAGGAGTTGACTGATTTGGCCTGTTCCTTCTACTCCTGTAATTGAAACACTTATAGTTATAACAGCGCTTACTTCACCAACCTGTCCTGTTCCTGCTAATCCCGTAAGCGAGATAATGTTTTCAGTGTATATCGTTAGGCTGCCTAACGCTGAAGTTCCCGCTAATCCAGTCGGATAAACATTGGCATCGGCTGTAACGGTTTCATCGCCCTGGGAAACTGTGGAGGCTGTGCCACTAACGCCTACAAGAGCTACACCATTTGCAACAACTGTGCCTATTGCACCAGTACCAGCTACTCCTGTTTCGGTTACATTCGCATCTCCGCTAACGGTTTCAGTACCTAAAGCGGTGGTTCCCGCTAATCCTGTAACAGATATGTTTGCAACGCCTGTAGCAGTTAAACTACCTACTGCGCCTGTGCTTGCTACCCCTGTTTCACTAACATTAGCTTGCCCTGTTACGGTTAATGAGCTAACTGCACCTGTTCCAGCTACTCCTGTTTCTGTAACATTTGCTACACCCGTTACAGTTAAACTGCCAATACTACCTGTAGCACCAACTCCTGTCTCTGCTACATTAGCATCACAAGTAACAGTTTCTGTTCCTAACGCAGTAGTGCCTGCAAGCCCCGTAAGGCTTACAGTCATATTGTGAGGCTGACCCCATGCGCCAGAACCCCACGTGGAACGACCCCAACCGACAGCCATTAGCTGTCCTTACGCTATTCTAATAACAGCGTTACTTGCGTCTGCAGTTGGGAAAGATATTGTAAAACTACCTGCTGTGCTTGTTTTGTCTCCACCGAAATCAAAGACTGCAACAGATGGATCACCTGTAGCTGTGTCATTGAAAATCATGCAGCCTCTTGCAGTAATTGTGCAAGTACCAAAAGTCAAATCAGCAAAATCAGTAAATGCAGTTGTTCCTGATGTACTAGGATCAACTCTAGTCAAACTTCCGCCTTTAGCGGTGTAGTTTGTACCTGTTGCTTCTTGGCTTGTGGTATAGGCTGTTGTGGAAGCACTCATAGTAGCTGAACTCGTATATAGGGCTAAATTGAAGGTATTACCTCCAGAATTTTTAAAATTATGCACTCCTTCTAATAATTCTTGTTTAAATGAAGTACACATTGCCTGTGTTATAGCCATTATAGCCTCCTAATAATTTCCGCAAGGTCTTTATGTCCTTGCGCCTCTAGTTGATTACCTATTGTACACATATGATTTTTAATTGCCTCACGCATGTAATAAGTAATAATGTTTTGACACGAATTTTTAAAAGCATGTGCCTGCGCTTTAATTGGGCCAGGTGCAGTATCTGCAACTGAAACAAGTTTGTTCGTTGCCATTTCAGCAACTTCTTCTACTGTGTGACCTCTATTTTCAGTGGTTTTTACACCTAAATCACCAATAGAAAGTGTAAAAGAATCTGTTTCCATTTCAATATTTCTTGCTTTTTTTATTTTTTTTTGAAGATTTCTTTTTTTTCATATCGTAATCTCCTCTAGAAGTATGAGTTTCTCCTCTCATGTATCTTTTTCTTTCTGTTGCGCCTGGCATTGTTATTCCTCTCAATATTGATTGGGTTCTGGAGGCGTAAGGCCATTCGTTTTTGAAATTCTTACTGGGTCTTGCCTTCCTGAAACACCAACGGGTTTTTTATTTTCTTTTTCTATCTCTTTTTCTATATTAGAAAAATTAGTAGTTTTTAAATTTCCATTCTTTAAATAAACAACAGGTGGATCTTCCAACCTATGATATCCATAAAGTTTTTCTTTTGATGATATGTTAGTGTCTAACATAGGAGAACTGGCCGCAATAGAAACATCAATCCCTTTGCTCATACATTTAGCCAACCAGAACTCGCAACACCCTCTGCCCAATTCTCCAAAATGAACATTGGTGCTGTAACTAAAATCAGCTCCATACATGCTAATTTTTCCTACTTCATTTAATGCTGCAAAAGCAATTGCATAGGCAATCGTGTTATTAAGATATCCGCAACCCATTTTTTCGACCACCTCATCTAAAGGAAATAATTCAATGGCCGGGACTCTGCTATCAAACTCACAAGAATATATTGGGATGTCTAATTTGGAAAGTGTTCTTCTCATTACCTTCGTTTGAGGTCCAGAATCGAACGTATCAAAGAAACGAGAAGCAGGATCCATCATAAACACGCGGTCACACTTGACAACCGCACACATGGAATTAATCGCCCAGACCTCGTCGTATTCCTTGCTGTGACTAATCGACATGTGATAATCAAGTTGGCTTTTTCCCATTGCTACAATTGCAATATTCTTTCCCTTCAAGTCTTTAATCATCGAACCGCCCTGGTCTTGTCATATCTCATTTCCTCTTTGGTGTTCTTTCCCTCTGCCCATATTTTAAACTGCATCATTTCTTTGTCATAATTTTGTTTGTAGGTCCCAATTTCTGTTTGATCTAATTTCATAAACAAAGCGGCCTGCAACAAAGATCCTGACAATAAAACATTGGGTGCATTGGTTGATAAATAAGTGGTTCCATCTGAAGCCCCCGCCGTTAAAGAAGTAGGTCTATAAAAGTAATGCAATTCAAATGTATAATTTGCATCGGGCGTTGGCGCTAAAATAAATGAATCATTATCAAATTCTCCGTAATATACAGGCTCACCTGTGGTTGATGCATTGGGAGTGTAATCTCTAATAAAAGACGGATGTTTTAATAATAGATAAGTGTAAACACTGGAGTTAATTACCGCTAGGCTAAACGGCGCTAAAAAATCTGTGGGCATTGACAAATAAGCGTTTCCAGAAGCGGCTGTTCCTGTAACATTTTTTCTAAAATAGTTCAGTTCAACATTCTTTAAAATGTCTTCTTCGGTCACTTTTATAAAATTATCCAGGTTATTTGTAAATGTCGTTTCGTCATTTTCCATGTAATCCTGGACAGCTGTTTTTAATGTTGCATAAGTAAAAGCCATTATGAGCCTCCTGCTGTTATAGTACCAATTTCTCCAGTCGCTTCAAGACCCTCAAACTCAGTACCAATAGGATCATCAGTAGTGGTCATTCCTCCAGTCCCTAAATAAACTCCTTTAGAGTCAAACTCTGAAATTGTATTTGTTGTGATTACTCCAAGCGCAGCAGTATCTGTAACTGTATCAGGCCTTGGATCATATAAAGCTTGTGGATCAGCTACATGAGGTAATGGATCTAATTGTGGGCTTTTGGGTTCAAAACATTCAGGGCATGTTTTTAAATTGTTCCATTCCTTATGTAATTCACCTAAAGGATATTTAAAACCACATCGGTCACAAATTCCGTATGCGTATTTGCCTGAAGCATAAGACATTTTTAGTATCCATAAGAACGCATGTTTGGTTTAACCATCAACGATGCACGACTTTCATCTTGAGCCAATGCCCTGGCAAATTCATCTTCGTACATTGCTTTTAGTGCTTCCATTCTTTCTGGCGCTCTTTTTTGAGATATGTAATATGCAAGCCCAGCAACCAAACATGGATAAAACCGAAATGGAACTTGGACATCATTTACTGAAGCATCTGCATCTTCAATTCTTAAAATTTGATTCATTTTAATAATATCAGAACTATTCTCTGGCGCTGGCCAAAGATATATTTTCGGAGTCTCTTGTTTATCTATAAAATACTGAGTAGGCCTCGCTTTGTTTGCTTTGTTTGGAATGTTCCAATATTCAGATCGACCTATCTGATTCATTTGATAATCAGTGGTTACTCCGCTTTCGGTTCTTCTTAAAACCACATCAAGAACATCTGCAACATAATTGTTTAAACTGTAAGACTCAGTGCCTTCGGTTAATGTCTGACTGACATTATTGATTGTCCACTGGTTTAGTCCTCTGTTTGCCCAGTCTGCAAAAAGAATATTTAACGAACGGCGAGCTGTTCTTGCGTCATAAGCAGTACGCATTTCCAGCCCACATCGTTCGTAGGCTTCTTCGATCCATTCAGCAACATTAGGCTGAAAATCTCTTGATCCAGAAGTAGCCATTCTTCTTAGTAGTTCTTAGTGAACTCACACCAAACGGTGTATTCATTCCCGGCATCAGATGTCGATGGGATAACAAAAAGTACATCACCAGAATAACCAGATGCTGCTGTATTTGTTAAACCGCCAAAGCCACTAAAATCAAACGAATTGTCATAAGACAATGTCAGAAAAGTAACATCGGTGCTTGCATCCCAATCTAAAGAAGCGGGTGCATCAGGAGCGCCGCTAACTGTATACCAAATCTTTTTTAAGGTAACAGTAGAACAAGCGGTTCCATCTGGAGCAGCATTTAATGCAGAAACATCAACTAATGTTGTGCTGCTTGCACTTCCATCTGATAAGACTGAAGCATAAACAATAAGTGTTTTTTCTCCATCAAACTGATTAGTGGGACCTGTGACTGTATTAGCCATGCGTCACCTCCTTATGCGTCAGCGAATGGAGTAACTATTGTTCCTGATCCAAGAATAATGCCTTCGACAGCATACTTAGCAGAAGCCATTGCAGTACATTTTACAATACTACCAGCTAGTCCGCCTTTAGTGCTTCCATTCATAGTAATGACATCATTGCTTGCGCCAGAAATAAAAGTTTTACCTGTTGCATCATCTACACCAGTATATAGACCGCCAACGAACTTATCTGTTCCATCGGTTAGTATGTCCATATCTGTTGCGGCTGTAACAACAACAAATGTAAATGTAGCACCTAAATTATTTAACTGATTTGGATCATCGTCCGCACCAGGAGCGGTTGCGACAATAGAAGGCAAAGTAAATTTACCGTCTGCGTCATTTGTTATTAATACTTTACCAGCATGCGCTGCAACTGTAATTGTTGTGTCAGCAGTTAGGCTAACTACGTTAGCGTTTCCTGCCGAAATAAAACCAGCCAATGATTGAACTGGTCCTGAAAAGGTTGATTTTGCCATAATTAAGTCTCCTTAATAAGTCCTACCGTCTTGGCATTGTCTGCTAGGTCAGTCTGTAGGACAAGTTTACCCTAGAAAAGTGTGCCGGGTTGAGTAAGAAACCCCCGGCGAGGTTCCATTTCACTGGTTAAGCGCCTTGTGAGCCATAAATGCCACGAGGGTTGCTCCAACCGAAGCTGTATCGCTCTCTAGCCTTAAAGCGAACATTTCCGGTGTCAAAATCACCTTCCATGTTTGTGCTTATAGGCGTTCGCACGAAATGCTTCATTCCGTCTGGGCAGTCAGTCAAGATAAAAAATGCATCAGTATCAGTTAGGAAATGATTGACGGCATAGCCTTCAGGAATCATTCCCATATTTTTGATTGCATTAATATCGTTGTCAGCTGTTCCAACACGGCCTGGAGTTTCGAGCAAGCGATCTGCTACGAATTGAAGTTGTGGCGGCACAATTAGCTTCATCCCCTGAAGTGCTAGTGTTAAGTTACGATCATCAACAAAAGTTGAAATAGTAATTAACGCATCTTCAAGTGACGTTTCGTTCAAGTCAACTTGGGTACTAGGTGTGTTTGAGTAAGTTCCTCCACCCGCAAGAGTATGTGCACTGTTTACCAGTGATACTCCATCTCCACCCGTGTAACTAGAGCTAAATGCATTGTTTAAAACATTAGCAGCTTTGACTTGCTTAGTGTGTGCCATACTTCTAGCTAATGCTTTAGTATAACGAGCACCAAGTCTGTCATAGAGGTTATCCTCTACAGCTTCTTCTGTTAATGCAAATGCAAGTGCAATAGTTTCATGGGTGTAACGAGCAGTAAAGCCTTCATAGGCTGTGTCAAACTCAACACCATCTCCCTCACGCTTCACGGGGGCATTTCCGAAACCTGAAATAAGAACTTCTTCTTCAAAAGCTCTGTCTGAGTTTTCAGCTTCAAAAATTTCCTCGTGTTCATTCTCATAACGAGAATATTCCATGCCGAAAAGAGCATTTAAACCAGGTTCTAGTTCTTTAGTGAGCTGTGCTCTTGAAATAGCCATTAGTTATATCTCCTTTATGCTAGACCAACTTGAGCCTGTCTATACAGATGGTTCTGTATTAAACAAAGCACATTGGTGTTTGCACTTCCGACGTCGGAATTCTGAGGGTCTGTAGATATACCGATTGCTTTTAGTGGCAACGTTGCTGTAGTAGCACCAGTTGTCACATCAAGCTCAACATTAGAACGACCACTTTGGGTTGATCCGACTGTGGATTGATCCACAATGTCGAAATTACCCCAAAGATCCGCTACTGGCATAGCGGCATCGGCTTGTACTTCATAAACGACGTAAGGGTCGTCAATGATAAAACCAACTGCATCAGTTGCAGCATTGCCTGGCCAGTAATTACTCCACGTTGGTTTACTTGTAGTGGGGTCTGTGTAGTAACAACCATTGAACACACCAATGATGATGTCGCTTGTAGCGCCTCCACCATCAGCACGAGCGATACGAGTAATCGTACCACCTGTCCCTTGAGTCACAATGTCACCCATGTAAATCTTCGTAGTATAAGCTGTCGCACTTGTCGTAATCCTATATCTAGATTGACCTCCGTTGAACGGTGAACCGCTAACATGCTTGGCTGGACGCAAACCAAATGCGGCGTCTTTATTTGCCATAATTAACTTCTCCGATCACGAGATTAAAATTCAGTAGCTCTAAAAGGTAATTATATTTCATTACTTCTTAGAGTTACCACCAAAAGTAACCCTGGATTGCCGATTGTTTGTAATTGGCATTGCAGGATGTTCTTCACGCATAAGGTCATTATCAACTGCATTCATTTGATTGGTTGTTTTTTGTTCAAAGTACCGATTTCTTTCTTCGGCAATTGAATCATCAATCTTACAAAGCATGAGTCCACCAATCCCAACAACACCTGCGTGTTTACCGTGATCAATGGTTGGCACATCAAATTCTGGAATTTCTTCCGGTTTGACAGGCTCCCATCCTTCTCTAAATCGTTGCATGACATTCTTTCGATCTTCCTGGCCTCTTACATCGGTACGAACCCAACGGTATCGCATTCCTGGAGGAGGCTCCGGGGTTTTCAAAAGAGATGGCGGTTCCCAAGGGCGTCTAGCCTCTTGAGTCTCGCGTGTTTCTGAACTTCGAGAAGTTCTGTCAATTTCAACGTTTTCTTCGATTTCAACTTTATCATTCATGAGTTATCTAACCTCGCTTTGTGAACTGCATAATCTTTGAAAGAAACTCCTAGACGTTTAGCTAACTGCTGCTCGCTAGGTGTCAACTCTACCTGATTACGATTTTTCCTGCGCCCATTTGAGTTACTGCGTGATGGTGAAGCGACGGTTTGGACGGGTTTTCCGTCAGCTTCCACGTTATCTTGAAACTTGTTAGGCAATTCTTGCCTCATTCGTTTATTAATCTCAGAGTAATAGTCCTCTGACTCTGTGTCAAATCCTTCTTGTGCCAATTGTTCGTGAACAGCAATTGCAACATTGGTCATAACTGGGTCTTGCCCAAACCAAGTATTATCATTAGCCCAACTTTGTGCTTTTTGTGAAGGCTGTTGATAAACAGGTTGAGAAGCATTTTGGTTCTGCTGTTGTGCACTTATTCTTTGTTCTTGAATATACGCTTGTTGCTCTGCATTGTATTGTTCCATTTCTCGATTGTATGTTTCGAGTTGTTTTTGATACTGATCATAAGCCACTTTATCGGCAGAAGCCGTAGCCAATATTGATTGAGCCTCTGCTATCTTTTCAGCTTCGCCTTCCTCCATTGCTTTTTGCAAAGCAATTTTAGAAGCTTCTAGTTGAGATTCAACTCTTGCGCCAAATTCAGCGCCATAACTTTGAGATATTTGTGCTTGTTCATTTTTAAGTTTTTTGTTTTCTTCAGCAATTTGTTTGGCATATTGAAGCGCCTGAAGTTCTCGGCGTTGATAATCTTTGGCCTGTTTAACGGCTTTATCAATTCTGTTTTGTGCCAACTTAGCTCTTTTTTCAGCTTCGTTTTCTATGCTCTCTGCTTGTTTTTCAACATGAGGACTTGTTTTAAAATCTTCTTGAACCGTTTCTTCTTCTATGGACGAAAGCCCTTCTAAGTCTTTTCCTTCGAGTTCAATAAAAGTTGATTCTTCTGATACTTCTTCATTGGCTCTTTTGCCTTTTGGCAATGCAGCCTTTTCAATTTTTTCATCAGTAATTTCTGGTAATTGTTCTGCCATGTCTTGCTCCGATTATAGGCTCTGGATGTCGTCAGGATCTAAAATGGTTCCAATGACTTCGTCGTCGTTAATGATTCTAACTTCTCCGCCATCGTCTAGTCTGAATCGAGCGCCTGCATATCGGCCAATCAAAACCCAGTCCTTTAATGTGCACCAAGGTTCTCCGCCAAATTTGTTAGAGTCTTTGTATGCCAACGGACCGACTTTTAACACATAAGCCACCACGGTTGCTAAAGCTTCTCTATCTACAAGCGTATCGGGTAAAACAATGCCTCCTTCTGTGACGCCTTTTCCTTTGTATGGCAACACCAATAAACGCCAACCCGTTGGATCGGGCATTCGTTCTAGTAGTGAGCTGTCAATAAGGGAGGGGTCAAGGACTCTTTCTTGAGGTTCGATGTAGGCATCTTGAATAGATGCTTCACCGTTTGTTTTGCTTTCCTCTATTTTCTGCGCTTCTTTTTGAGCCTTGCGTTCGGCTTCTATGTGTTGGGGGACTGCTAAGTCACTCATCAAAACTGTCTCCAGTTGTTTTTTGCAACACTTCTTTTACATCATCCTCAAAGGAGCGAAGTGCCGTCAACTCTCCAATAAGAAAACGATAATCTTCCATCGTTTTTATTGAACCGCTAGACAGATGATCAGAAATCTGGTCTTGTCTGTTTCGCAATTCTTTTAGAATATACTCTGCTAATCTTAATCCGTCCACTTTTTTTTAAATGTCGTATGGACCGCCTTGACCTATAAACAATCTATCGTTATATTCTTTTATGGGAGGCGGAAGATCTTTTTGAATCTCGCTAATAAGAGTTGGATCGTATGTGATTTGATTCCCTTGATTTACAGGATTCATATTTCTCAAAGAATCAGACAATCGTTGTTCAATCAACGCTTCAATGTCTGTCATATTAAGATTCCCGGTTTTTTGAACCCTTCCTTCTAAAGCGTTTAATCTTGACTGCAATCCGCTTGGGTCAAACATTGGCATTTGCCTATTTTGTAACGCATCTATTTGACTTTGTAAACCGCTTGGATCAAACATTTGTCTGTTCTCTAAAGTTCCTAATCTTGACTGAAGTCCTGTAGGGTCAAATGGCGTATAAGATGGCATTTGTCTATTTTGTAACGCATCTATTTGACTTTGCAATCCGCTTGGGTCAAACGGTGTAGGTGTAAATGCTGGCATTTGTCTGTTTTCTAGTGCATCAATTCTTGACTTTAATCCAGATGGATCAAACATTTGTCTGCCTTCCAAGTCACCAATTCTTGATTGTAATCCGCTTGGGTCAAATGGTGTAAAAGAAGGAGTAGGCCTTTCTTCTTCAATAAACTCTCTTACAGAAGGCGCAGGATCTTTCTTAAAATCTTGTGAAGCTTGGCTGGCTTCCCAAGCTTGAGTAAGAGGGTTTTGAGAATACTTTTCAAATATATTTGCTCTTTGGTTAGCAAATAATGGTCCAGTGTTCAACCTATCCAAATCTTCTTTAGACTGAATCGACATTGGATCCGTCTGCATTATGTTCCTAAAATTCTGATTAAACTCTTCTATTGGAATAGGCGTTGGAGTATTATCTACATCAAAATTTCTTAACTCATCAATACTAGGCATCGGCGTATTTGGATCCATCTGCGGAAGTTTATTAGAATATCTGTCTCCTGTTATTGGATCAGGAATAGGATCTCGTCTTGGATCCACTGTCATCTGCCCAACACTAGGTGGGCTTTGTTCAATCGAAGTCATTTCAGGTCGTTTAGGTTGATACGGCAAGTCTTGCAATGACTGAGATGGCATTTGGCTTTGCATAGGAATCAAAGAATCATAACGAGGAAATCTTTGCATTGGAGGGGGTGACATCATAAACGGATTAAAACCTCCGCCCATTCCACCACCGTAACCGCCGAATCCGCCCAATCCACCGAATCCGCCCAATCCTCCGCCAAACATTGGCATTCTGGGAAAAGGATTGTAAAAAGGCATTCCGCCTGAGAATAAATTGGGTCCCATACCAAAACCCATCATGGAACCAAATGGGTTCATTGGGGGTCTTCTAAAGGAACTTCCGTATGGACTCATTGGTGACATATTAGCCCCCCATCAGCGAAACAATCCCGCCGTTAGCTAATCCTTGTTTGTCGGGATCCATGTAATCGACTTCTCGGCCACCTGTTAAAGATCTGCCTTCAGAAATAAAATTGTACATAGCCATTGCTACTTCATCTTCTGTCATTTCGTTAAATCCAGGCCCTGCCACCATCATCTTCTCTTCGGGTGTCAGCTCCATAAACATTTTGAGCATATCAAAACTGTCATCGGCTGGCGCCGGTTCTTGTTCACCGCTCAAACGATCTTCAAGATAAGCCGTTGTTTGAAAAGGATCGGGAATAAAATCAAAAATAGTGCCTTTAAGCATGCCTTCAGGCTGAAAGTCTCTGAATCGTTTCTTTTCTTCTTCAGAAACCACTGCATCGCCTTCAGCAAATCGCATGACAGGCATGTCGTTATGCATCATGAGCATGGGCGATTTAGGCATTTTAGTTCCAGGCATTAGAATCTCCCTGCGAAATTAGTGCCTCGAATCGCTGCACCGCCGCCTCTGGCTTTGCCTGCATCGGCACCTGGCTTGGGTGGTCCGCCGTTGGCTACCTTCTTGGGTTGCGCCATTGGCACAGTCCCTTGATCTTTAATCTTCATTGATTTACTTGCGGCGA